ACAACGCCTACGCGGCGCGCGCGGTAGCCGAGGTGGTGGGCAACGCCATCGGCACCGGCATTACGGCGCAGGCGCGCAGCGGCGAGCCGGACCTGGACCGATTGATTAACGCTGTATGGGCCGGCTGGATCGACGAATGTGACGCCGACGGCCAGCTCGACTTCTACGGTCTCCAGGCGCTGATTGCGCGCACGGTCTTTGAGAGCGGCGAGTGCCTGGTGCGCTTCCGGCAGCGGCGCGAGAGCGACGGACTCACCGTTCCGTTGCAGCTCCAGGTGCTCGAGCCGGATTACCTCGACCACACGAAAACGCAGAAGACCGAGACGGGCTACATCATCCAAGGCGTCGAGTTCGATCTCGTGGGCCGCCGCGTCTACTACTGGCTCTACGGCCAGCATCCCGGCGATGTGGTGCAGACGGGCGTGCGCGGTGGGGCATCGCTCGAATCGGTGCGCGTCCCTGCCAGCGAGGTCCTGCACATCTACCGCAAGGACCGTCCCGGCCAGGTGCGCGGCGTGCCTTGGCTTGCCCCCGTCGTGGTCACGCTGCGCGATCTCGATGAGTACGAAGAAGCCGAATTGGTCCGCAAGAAGATCGAGGCTTGCTTCGCGGCCTTCGTGACTCAGCCGCAGGGGCCGGATGGTCCGCCAATTGCGCCGGCCGCGCCGGACCCCGCTACGGGCAAGCGCGTCGAGAGCTTCGAGCCCGGGATGATCGAGTACCTGAAGCCGGGCGAGGAGATCACCTTTGCTTCTCCGTCGGCCTCGGCTGGCTATCGTGACTACGTTGCCGCCAAGCAGGCGCAAATTGCCACGGGTTTGCAGCTCACCTACGAGCAGTTGACCGGGGACCTCTCGCGCGTGAACTACTCGAGCTACCGAGCAGGCCTGCTGAGCTTCCGCAACGGCATCGAAGGTTTTCGCTGGCTGACCTTCATTCCAATGCTTTGCACTCCGGTCTGGGAGCGGTTTCTTTCGGTGGCCTACGCGGCCGGAGCGATCCCTGAGCCGGGGCCGTTCCGCGCCGAGTGGACGCCGCCCGGCTTCGGCAGCGTCGATCCGTACAAGGACTCGGTCGCTACCCTCAACCGCCTCCGCACGGGAACACTCACGCTGCGCCAGGCCATCGCCGAGCAGGGCTACGACCCCGACGCGCAGTTGGAGCAGATTGCCGAGATCAACCGGCTGCTCGACGAGCGCGGCATCGTACTCGACTGCGATCCGCGCCGCGTCACGCAGAGCGGCACGCAACAAAAACTGCCGGTCGCTGAACTGAAGCGTGAGTTGGGCGAAATTCTCCGGCTTCTTGATAACGAGGAACCTAAATATGACCCCAACGAGAGAACGGCTGGAAGCCCAGTTTGAGGCGCTCGCCTCAGCCGACCGCGAGGAACGCACCGCAACGCTGACCTGGTACACGGGCGCATCCGTCCGCCGCTACGACGCGCGCGGCCCATTCGAAATGCGCTTCTCGATGGAGCCGGGCGCGGTGCGCATGGGACGTCTGGCAAGCGGCGCTGCGCCACTATTGAACTCCCATCGCGACTTCACGGTCGACGATGTGATCGGCGTGATCGCCCGCGCGTGGGTCGAGAACGGCCAGGGCAAGGCCACGGTCCGGTTCTCGAAGCGCGCCGACGTGGATCCGGTCTGGCAGGACGTCCAGGACGGCATCCTGCGCAACGCCTCGATGGGTGTGGCAATTCACGCGGTCGAGGATGTGACGCCGCAGGGAGCGGCAATGCGCCAGGTACTGGTGACCGATTGGGAACCTGAGGAAGTCTCGCTCGTGCCCGTCGGCGCCGATCCGGGCGCGGGATTCAAGTTCGAACGGGCAACTGGCCCACAGGAGCAGAAGATGGATGAAGCCATCGTTACCGCCGCGGGCGAACAGGCCCGTGACGAACTCACCACCAACCTCGATGCCGAGCGCCAGGCAGCCGCACTGGCCGAACGCGCGCGCATCCGGGAAATCGAGAAGGTCGGGCGCACGTTGAATGTCGATGTGCGCCTGGTCGCTCAGCATGTCGAGGCGGGCACTTCGATTGAAGAGTTTCGCAAAGTGGCGCTCGACGATGCGGCCAGGCGGGGCGAGGAGCCGACGATCCGCAGCGCGGCCGCCGTGGTCACCCGCGATCAGGCCGACACTCGCCGCGCCGGGATCATGGCGGCGCTGTTGCACCGCTACGATCCGGCGGTGTTCCCCTTGAAGGACGAACTCGGCCGCGACTGGGCCGGGCAAACGCTGCTCGATCTGGCGAAGGAGTGCCTGGAAACTTCCGGAACGCGTACCAAGCGGCTGCCGCGCCACGAGATCGCCAAGCTCGCGCTGTCGACCTCCGACTTCCCGTCGATCCTCGCGGACGTCGCCAACAAGACCCTGCGGCAGGCTTATGAAGCCTACCCGCGCACCTTCCTGCCGTTTTCGCGGCGGCGCTCGGCGGTCGATTTCAAGAACATCAACGCCGTGCAGTTGGGCGAAGCGCCGAGCCTCCAGAAGGTGAACGAGAAGGGCGAATTCACCCACGGCTCGATCGCCGAATCGAAGGAGACCTACAAGCTCGCCACCTATGGCCGCATCGTCTCGATCACGCGCCAGACGATCATCAACGACGATCTGAGCGCCTTCACCCGCATCCCTGCCGGGTTCGGCGTGGCGGCGGCGACGCTCGAAAGCGATACCGTCTGGGGCATCATCACTTCGAACCCGGCGATGGGTGACGGCGTCGCGCTGTTCCACGCGAACCACGCGAATCTCAACACGGGCACGGGCAGCGCGCTGGCCTTGACGGGCCTGGGCGCGGGCATGGCGGCGATGGCCAAGCAGAAAGGCCTCGACGGCATCACCGTGCTGAACGTGCAGCCGCGCTATCTCGTAGTGCCGGTGGCGCTGCAACTCGCGGCCTTCCAGATGATCGCGCCGAACCTCGCGCCGGCGAAATCGGCCGATCTGGTGCCGGACTACATTCGGGCCTTGACGCCGATCGCCGAACCCCGGCTCGACGCGGCGAGCACCACGGCCTGGTATCTGTTCGCCTCGCCGGACCAGATCGACACGATCGAGTACGCCTATCTCGAGGGCCAGGACGGCGTGTACATCGAAACCCGGCAGGGCTTCGACGTGGATGGCGTCGAGATCAAGGCGCGGCTCGACTTCGGGGCCAAGGCGATCGACTGGCGCGGGCTCCAAAAGAACGTGGGTGCTTGATCAGGAGGACTGAACGATGAAGAACTACGTGCAGAAAGGTGAAACGCTGACCCTCACCGCGCCCTATGCGGTGAGTTCGGGCGGCGGCGCGCTGGTGGGCTCCATCTTCGGCGTGGCCGCAACCGATGTGGCGAGCGGCGAAGAGGGCGAGTTCCAGGTGGCGGGCGTCTTCGATCTGGTCCGCGAGACCGGCGCGAGCACGGCTTGGTCGGCGGGCGACCTCATCTACTGGGACAACACCAACAAGCGTGTCACCAGGACCGCGACCAGCAACAAGCTGATCGGGGTCGCGGTGAGGGCTGCGGCCGACGGCGACGCCACGGGACGGGTCCGGCTGAACGGGGCGTTCCTCTCCTGATGGCGTTTGCGGATGCGGTGAGCCGCCTGGACGATGCCTGCCTGCGGGTCTTCGGGCGGGAAGTTACCTATCTTCCTGAGGCGGGCGGGCAGGCCACCATCCGCGCGGTATTTCAACCGGCGCGGGAAGCTGAGGACGCATCACCGGGCGTCTATGCCGTTCTGTTCGTCCGGTTTGCAGACTTACCTGCCGCGCCCGTGCGTGGCGACGAGGTCGAGATCGAAGGAGCCCGATACAAGGTCTTCGACATCGAGGCCGACGCCGAGGGCGCCGCCGTGCTCCGGCTCCGCAAGGCCGGCTGACTTCCGGAAAATCTTCCGGAAGTCGGACTTCCGCCAGATCTGGCGGATGTTGGCGACTTGTGGGCAATTGCGCACAAGTGCTCTGAGGCGATTCATGCCCAGCGTCCGTGTCTACCAGAAGAAGCAACTGCGGCTCGATCTGCTCAACTTCCGCCAGCGGCAGATGTACGAGCTGGGCGCGGCGGGTGTCGCGGCGGTGAAAGCGCGCCTGGCCGCCGCGCAGGGCCCAGAGGATTCCGCCGCCAAGCCGCTCACCAAGCGCTACGCGATCTGGAAGACGCGGAAAGGCAAGGGCAACCGCCGGAATCTGACATTCTCGGGCGACCTGCTGCGCAACTTCCAGGTCCGCACGGTGAGCGAGAACCGGGCCAAGGCCAACGTCTCGACCCGCAAGGACCGGATCAAGGCCTGGGCCAACCAGAAGCGCGAGGCCTGGATGGTGTTCTCGCCGAAGAACAAGGCGGCGGTCATGGAGGCAGCCCGGAAGATGCTCGATGGAATGAAGCCACGTCTACTCGTGGAACGCGCCTTGGGAGGAAAGCAGCGATGATCAACCCGGCGGAACTGGTCAATAACCTCGTCGCTCTGCTACGCGACATCCCAGAACTGGTCATGGAGATGGGCGGCGACGAGCAGCGGATCTTCGCCTACCACGATCAGTATCCGAAGCGGGCAAGCCTTGCGGCGGCGATCCACGACATGCTCGCGCCAGGGATTATGGCCGCCTGGCAAGGCACGCAGCCGTCCAGTTTCGGCGGCGTCGACGTCTGGCGGCATCAGGTCACGCTCTACCTGCGGGCCCGCGAGACATTTGACGGCGACCCGCCCACCGCCTACTACCGGCTGTTCCGGCTGATCACCAAGGGTGTGCCGGCATCGGCGGGTGTGCCACTGCTCAACGCCACCGTCCATCCGTCCTGCCACCCGATGGACCTACCGCGCATTGACCGGCAGACCGACGCCGAGGGGCTCGACTACTTTGAGGTACCGATGACATTCACGGAGATGGGAGATGACTGACCAAGTGGCATTGGTTTCGCCTGACGGTGAGGTGCGGCACGTCGAGGCGCGGCCGGAGATTCTGGTCCCCTTGATGGTCCGTGGCTACCGGCAACTGACCGAACACGAAGATGAGGAGGTAACGCCTGATGTCCGTCGCGCGGATGCAGGAAATCCAGATCTGCTTC